CCACAGTGGATTCCTTGTAGACTGCGCCGCGACCGGCCAGCATCGCGCAGAAGCCGCACGCGCCAGGATTGATCACTCTTTCCCAGCCGCGTGCCCGCGGGTCAATGTGCACGGCATTAGTGATGGTGTCCCGTCCGCCCATCATCACCATGCGGGTACTTGCCCCGCGCAGTGCATCGTTCGCCATGGCCGAGGAAGCGTGCGCGTCATTCTCCTGGAGGAAATGATAGAACTGCCCTGGACCCATGGCGTCAGCTACGTTGCCGATGTAATTCATATCCGGCTGAGAACCCGGCACCACGAAATGGTCATAGCCCGCTGTCACTCGAGCATTCGCGTAATACTGCGCCGCATTAGCTGCCGCCGCAGAATAATGCGTAGACATGATCCCCTTTACCAGAGGATCCATCCTGTTCCAGCCGTCGTTGAAATGCTCCGGGTCAATGACACGCAGCCATAGATTGTAGATGGCCAGCGCTGCCCGCTGCGCGATTGACTGCTGACTGTTATGGTAATGGCTGAGGAGCAGTTGCGCTTGCACGTCAGGTGGAAGCGGAATGCCCTTTATCGGTGTCGTCATCTCGGAGGCTTACCTCCCGGACCGGCCGGAGCAGTCGGCGGAATGGCTGCTCCGGCCGGAGCTGCTCCCGCTGGTGGTGCAGGAGCAGAGGGTGCAGGCACGACTCCTACGCCTGGCACAGCCGCGGCACTCGGTGTCCCGATTGCCTGCCCTAGCTGCGCCGCTGGCGCTTGCTGCGCTTGCGCAATCGCCTGTTCTACAATGGCTTGCGCCTGCTCTCGCTGCGCAGCGAGGAGCCATGCCTGCACGTCTTCGGCGGTGACGCCAGGAATGTACTTCCACAATTCCTGTACTGGCACGCCGAGCATCTGCGCCAGTTTCGTCAGCCCGTCAATGGTGGCGCTGAAGCTGCGCGTGCTGGTGTCGCGCCACACGACAGTTCCAAACAGATCATTCCAGCCTTGCTTGTCACCGCGTGCCAGGCTTTCCAGTCGGAACACATTACGCCACGGGTCCGTCAGATTCGCCTTCAGCTCATCCACGTGCCGGTCCTGGCCGTCCTTGGCCGCGGCCAGGGCTTCGGCCGACATGTTCGCAATCTGCCCTAGGAGCTGATAAGGTGGCACCTGCGTCACTGTAGCCATGTGGCGGATGCCATCCTCCCGAACGCCGCTGAACGGCTGTAGCGGCGTCTCAGAGAATTCCCCGAAGTGCGTGTTCGGGTCTTCCGCAGCCCAGACCCTGTCGACACCTGGCCGGAATGGCGCTGGCTCCCTGCCCTGCTCGTCCACTGGTGCCATGCCCGTGACCCAGCGTTGCCGAATGGCTGCGTACTGCTCGGACATCATCAGATTGAATGTGTCGAAGTTTATCTGGTCCTGTATCGGAATGATCGGCTCTATCTCGCCGCTGCAATCCTCCTCACCATCCAGGTCCGTCTCGAAAAGGAAGCGGATTACCGGGCAGATACCGAGACCATGCGTAGAAATCGGTGACTGGCCGTTCAGCAGCGGGTCGCCTGCCTCGGCAAGCTGGAGGTTATAGCTGGCCACCGAGCCGATTCCGCCGAGCACCTGGCTGGCCAGAATGTAGCGCTTGTCCTCGTCATAGACGGAAACATATACCTTGGACCTGCCCTTCGGCAGATTCACCTGTCGGACCTCAATCGCGTACTGAGGCCATTCGTCGTCCACGTCGTCGGCATACATGGCCGTCATGCGCCGCGGCGAGACCGGGCGGATTACCGGCACATCCTGCGAGCCCTGCTCCTCGTCAGTGGATAGCTGGCCTGGCAGCACCACGACATAAGAGCTGCCGTACTTGATAACCGAGCGATGCACGCCATGCTGACGCGACACCATTCTGTTCGCCCGAAATGACTGCCAGCCAGGCTGAGGCTGCTGCGGTGCCAGCACCTCATTCGCCGTATCCCCCGACGGCCGGTAGCCATCCACGTGCAGATTCTGAGAAATGACGGAAACGACCAGCGGCAGAAAATTGCGCCGGGATTTCTTCATGATCCAGCGGTATTCAGCATTGACGCCCCGAGGCGCGAATGGCGGATCATGCTTGCCACGCACATATCGGCTTATGTGGCGCAGCCTATCCTGCTCGGCCTGCCGCGAGAGCAGCGTGTTATTCGCAACGCCGACGACGTCGCCAGGATCAATGATCACTGTGCATCTTCTCCATATGGTCGGCCAGCTTAGTCTCGCGGATAATGCTCCAGCAGACCGAGCATTCTCTAACGACGACTTCGCCGAGATTATCAGCAACCAATCTAAGACCAACGAGAATCGTGCTCACGAGAAGCTCCATATCCTGGCCTTGCCTGCGCTGGCTTCGGCTTCCTTGCGTTCCTTGTATTTCTTAGATGCGAGAACGAGCCGGCGAGCGTGCCGCGCGATTATCATGGCGACGCAGCCGTCTATCTTGTGAACTGACTTAGGGCTTTCCTTGGAAATGGAAATGCCCCATCGGTTAGGCGCACGCCGCGCATTGATCACGTGCCTGCCCAGCGTGCTATCCCCATCATGTATGAAGCCAGGAGGCCTGGCCTCTATTTCAGACAGGACCATTTCGCACGCCTGCGTGAATTCGCCTACGTGGCCGCGCATATCCCAGGCGACGGGCTGCGGGTCCCTGCCGCCAGGCACAGCCCAGACATCCACGATTTCCTCGAACATGGCACGCCAGGTTATCTTCGTGCTTTCTTCCCATTCCTTGACGTCCGCGAAGAATGCGGATATATGCCATTTCGCCATCGCCATCTGAATGGCAGCTTCCACTTCATTCACGGGCACGTAGCCCTTGCTCAGCGGCTCCCATATGCCGAGCGTGAACGTGAAGCCGGTATCAATGTGGCAGCCTATCAGCGCAGTGGCATCACTTACGCGACTGCCGTCAAATCCGAGAGCGATATCGTCGTCGTCATCAATGCGGAATTCCATGTTGGCCATGCGTGCCCATAGCTGCGGAGTAGTCCAGGCATCCTCGGGGCTTTCCGGCCAGTTCAGGTAGAAGCGCTTAGAGACATCAAGAGTAGTCCTAGGAGAAAGAATGCGATTATCAACAATGTCGTCGCCGTCAACCCAGTAACAGTCTCCGTAAGCAAAATCAACGGCTTTTCGAATAGATGCCACATCATCCCAGTCAATATCCGGCGGAGCCATGCGAGCATCATAAAGAATCTTCCCCTTGCCTTTGAGCCTGCCCTCCTCTTGCGCTATCCACGCGTCGTACGTGTTTTCCGCAACTGATTCCTTGCCGGGCTCCCAGGCATTGCTGGTCTCGATAAGCCTGCTGCCTGATTTGCCGACGTTCCTGTCCATTACCTCGGCCAGATCAACTCCGCCATTGTTAGGCAGGAACGATTCCGTCTGGTCAAGGATTCCGAATGTGGTGCGCGCTCCTTCCTCAGTTGTCGGAGACGACGTGATCACCATCAGCTCGCCTCCGCCTGGTACGTGGAATACTGTGCGTCCAGGCTCAATTTCATAATCCTTAAGGAGCCGACTGCCTTTGGGCAGCAGTGCCCGCACCATCGTCATCGTGTTGATATTGGCCTGGTCGTGGCTGGTCGCGCCGATCTGCACCAGCGGCATGGATACCGGGCGACCCACTGCTCCGCCGATTACTCGGTCGTCGAAATGGTCCAGCCGAACGGGAGCCAGCAATTCAATCATGGATAGTACCGCGGCAAAGGGAGATTTCCCTGCTCCCTTCGCCCATCTGCGCACGCCATGGTAATAGACCCATTTTTGAATATTGTTCATCCTCAGATCGGCATGGCCATCCAGCGCATACCACCAGAGAATGAAGCGCACCTGGCTTTCAATAAACTCCCATCTCTCGCCTGCATTCGGCCCGTCCGGCTGGCGCAGGTACTTGCTAGCCCAGTGAATCGCCTCCCATCCAAGCGTCAATTCCGGAACGCCTTCCGGAAGAGTTACGAGTCTATCTCGCGGGGCAAGGAGCAATTAAGCCTCCGGGCGAACGCATATAGGGCATTCGCTGTATGGATTGTGAATCGTGTAGTCGGTGGAAATGAGGGTCGCCGGAATAACCGACTTGGAATCGTCAACGCTGACGATGTACGGAGTTACCGTGGCATTGTCGCTGCCGACAGCCCAGAACAGCACCTGATGGTCGTTGTGTCCGCTGGCTGGCACAGTAGTGAAATGGACGTAGCTGCGCGCAGCCGCGACCATGCCATTGATCGGCGGCAGCGAAGGACCGCCTCCAGCCCGCGGAGGCATTACGGCATGGCCATCACTGTCGCGCTGGCCAGCGTGCCCGCTCCGCCGAGCGTGGTGCAGTTAGAGCGCGCATAGCGCTGTCGATGGTCGGACCTGGCCGTTACCCAGCCCGAGCCGGTGACGCTGCCCTGCGCAGTGTACGTCGTGTTGTCGGGGCTTGTTTCCAGCACCGTGACGGTCGTCGGGCTCGGGCTGGCTACGAACATGCTGAACGCGCCGAACGTATTGCCGGCTCCTGCGTCGTGCTTGTTCGCGCCTGCGCCGGTAGCGGAATGGACGTTATTGACTGGTGACGGCATTTCCATTTCCCTTCTTCTTTATTCCCCTGGCTATCTTGCGCAGGTTCTTGCTCGTCTTCTCTGTTTCGTCCATGTAGCTCGACTCAGAGAGACTCTCTTCCGGTCCGGTATCTGGATAGCCTTCCGGCGTTTCCAGCTTCGGTCCATCCGGATTCAGTTTCGTCGTCATGCCTGCACTCCCTTCAGGCGCTTCGTCAGGTAATCACCGTAATACTGCGCCGCTGGCCGCGGCTTGCTGCTCAGTCGGTATTCCGTCCACAATTCAGCAACTAGCTCGTTCAGGTTGCTCGCTGCATATTTGCCGACATTCTGCTTAATGCCTTCCTTGTTCAGAGAATGCCACGCAGCCAGGCTCATTTCATTCCTGCCGCGACGCTCAGGCGTCACCCGAGGCTGATTGACCCTGCCCGAACCCTGCGCGTCTATCCTCTTTGCCAGTTCCTTCCAGAATGCCTGCTCGGCAGCGCTGGTCGTGCTATTGCTCTTGGTCGCTTGCAGAATGCCAGTGTGCACGGCCAGCGCATGCACGCCATGCCCGTATTCATGGGTCAT